AGATTAGTGGCGGACGTCACTTCGTAACTAAGGAGCAAGCTGGCCACGCGAGCGTCCATGCCGATGAAGGACGTGCCAAGGTCCACCGTGGTTACGCCGCTGTTCGATGTGATGTCCACGGCGTATGCAGAGCCTACGTTCGCGCCATTTTTAAGAAGCTGCACGTTGCCGCTTCCTGCGCCGCAGCGCAGTTCGATACCTGTAATTTTGAAGTTCGAGCCAAAGAACCGCTGCACGCGGTACGTGTCGTTGGACACGGAGCCGGACGTGTGGTGTTCGACGGCGGGACCGCCAGTGAAACCCGCGAGCAAGCTGTTCGTCCCCGAGAATGCATACTGCGAAAACACAATGTCTCCAGCGGCATCCAGTTGTGCCACGCCATTGGACGCGCCCTTGTCATCGTTGTCGAGATAGTTGGACAAATCCACGCTTCCAAGCGTGTAACCACCCGCTGCATCGACCTTAACGAACTTGCCGACATCAGTTGTGGTCGAGCTGGGAAGGCTTGTGTCTGGGTTTAGCTGGATTTCATTGGAACCATCGTAAAACAAGACCTGCGTTCTGCCTCCAACGAGGCGCTTGTAGAAGAAATCCGGGCCCAGTGCTGAAAAAGTTGAGGTCGCGGGAGTGTCGTAGAAGCGAGCTCGAGCGGACAAGTCAGTCGTGAGGTTTTGCACTTTCGACTGAGTGATCTCGGCGTCGGCTACGGCTATCTTGTTGAAGTTTATCAGCCCGTTCGTGCCGTCAGTGTACGTTGTCTCCATCATGAACCCAGAAACCGTTTGAGTTTCTGAGTTTTCGACGGTCAGAACTGTGAGGATGTCATTCTGCGCAAGGCGCTGACCGTACACAAGTTGGATGCGCTGGTTGCCTACATCGCGGCTGTAATCCTCTGGCTCACGGAGAAGAATGCCGTTCTTGTAAACAACAAGCTGAGTGCTGTCCGTGAAGTTACCATTGGTCAGAGTGAACGGGACCAGTGTGATGTCACCAGTGAAGGTGTTCTCATAGTCCTGTCGCGTGAAGTCAGTGATCGCTGTCGCGCGTATCTTGTAAACGGAGAAGGTGTTGCCCACGACGGTAGCGGGCTGATTGCCCGACAACGTAATGGTGCCGGAGCCACTATTGCCCTCGGCGTCAGTCGTGTAGTCAGCAGTGGGGCGGAGAAGCACGCCCTGTCGGTAGACGAGGAGCGTGTCGGTGGCGACGTGGTTGTAATTGAGAGTGGTCGCCCCGGCTGCAAGTTCAGTGTCGTCGCCAGCGCTAGGATTGGAGACGACTTGAAAGTCCACGCGGCTGTTGAAGATTGGAGCGCCTACCTCACCCACTGTTGAGCCAGAGGGCCCTCGGAGGTCAGCGGCAGCAATGACCGTCGTCCAGCCCGCTTCAGCATCAGTGTATTCACCCACGCGATACTGGATACCAGTGTCCGCGACGTTTCGGAGTTGAACGCTGCTCGACAAATTGCCGTCGTCGTCGGTCAGCTTGGCGATGGTCTCAGCGAGAGACTGCCCTCCCACTTCTGCCGTCTGAAGGTATCGAACAAGGTTCTCAAATTCGGTGTGTACGGCAGTGCTCGAGCCATACTCGTAAGGGCGTAACTGGCGCAGGCGGCTCATGGCGTCTCCTAAGTGAGCTCGACCGCAAACCCGATGATGCGGAAAAGCCCGGTTCCTTTGTATTCAAACTTGAAGCGCAGACCTCGAAAGCGGATGCTCATGGGGCGCTCATACTGCCTCTGTAATGGCACAGTGCGCCTGCCATCGTCGTCCTCGTCCGTCAGCATGAACGTGGCCTGCCACTTATCTCGACTTTGGTCGTCTACAGCAGTGACGGTAAGCTCGCCGTTGCCGAAGGCTTGAATGATGAGGTTCTTGCTTTGCTTCACGCTGTCCAGCCCGCCCATCCAGAGGACTGGCGTTTCGACCTGAACATTCGGCATCACGCCTTCTTCGCCCTCGGTGCGCTCGACGGTGTAGACACCTCGCTTCGTATTAAAGACGAGATCGCCGCCGAGGAATGTGCCACCGGACGCGCCAAGGTAGTCGCCCGTACTGAAGGTGGGGCCGACATCGCCCGAGTTGAGGGTCATGACCAGATGGTTGTATTTGCCGCTGTCAGCGATAGGGAAGAAGACGTGGTACTGTCCCTCGTCTGGGTGCCATACAGCGCTGATTTGTTGGGGGTCTGTAACCTTGTCGAAGAAGTCACGGTAAATCTGGTCTATTTTTTCTGACAGGTTCACGGACGTTATTTGCAGTCCGTTGTCGGTCAGGCGGCGGAGGGCGTGAATGCCCGACCGGGAGCAGTACAGGAGGTCGGACCCGGCCTGCTGAATGGTGTTGTGGCTGGCCGCGCCATAGTTTGCCGACGCCTCGGTCTGGAGTTCCCATAGCGTAATGTCCGGATCGAGCTTGTAAACGAACGCAGTGTCATTGGTAAAGATGCAGAGCTTGTCGGTCTCGAACGAGCTGATGCCCGTAACCTTGTCGGCGGTGCCGAGAAGGTTGGCGATGTCGAGGTTGCCTGCGCGGAGCGGGCTGCTGGCATCGACTGCCTCGTCACCGAAAAAAGTCTCGATAGAGTTGGCGGCACTAACCATGACCTGCGTGTCGCTGGCGGATAGGCCAGCGATACACAGGCGTTGCTGAACGGTGGTGCAGAAGGCGGGAAGCGCCAACGTCGCAGCCGTGCTGGCCGTGAACCTGAACTTCGAACCATCAAAAATCGTCGGAGCAAGACCCCGCGCGGTGAGCATGATGTTTCGGTTGAAGACAGTGCTGCTCAGTATCGCAGAACGAGGGAAGATAAAGTCGTTCTGGTAGCCCTGCTCGCTTTCGAGTTGGAGGCCATCGTTGCGCTCGCTGGCCACAACGAGCGTGTCCGTGTCGAAGTGAACGCTGTGGCGGACAGGAAGATCGCCGAAGCGGTAGCGCGCTGGGCCAAAGCGAACAATCTGGCCCCGGAAATCAGTGAAGGCGTTCTCAAGTACGTGCAACGCCTGCCGCTCGCCATCGTCTTGGTTGAAGAGATCGCGAGAGCTGTCGAGGCCAGTGAAATTTTGATATGGCGTGAGCCGCCTCGAGGTGCGGCTATTAACTTTCGTTGTCACTGATAAGCTGGCCTGTGCTCGAGTTGAAGTCCGAAGTGCGGGCGTCAGGTGATGAGCCGCCATCGGTCGGGATGAAGCTGTACTTTTTGACGCCGTCTTTGCGGCGGAGCATCTCGGTGTTGAGGGTCTTGTAGTATTGGCCCGAGTAGAGCTGCATCCGCTCATCTGCTTGCTGGAGCGCGTACTGAAACAGGAGGCCCTGCACGACGATGTTGTCTGGGATGGCGCGAGCGTCTTGGAGGGAACGGTAATACTCGACGAGGTGGTCGAGCGAGGTGCCATACGGGTGCATGCGGAAGTCATCGACCACGAGGTTCGCGAGTTCGATGAACATGAGCAGCGCCTCAGCCTCAACCACGCCAGCCGCGTTGTCGCCGTAGCGGCGCAACGCTTGGCGCGCAAGCGTCTCGAGGGGAGAGGTGGCAGCGGCGCTGAGCTGGGGATTGAAACTTTCGTTAGCCAACGCGAGACACTCGGCCAGAAATTACGTGCGCGTGTTGAGCGAACTTGTCTGCATCGGCAGCAGGGACGCCGAAGCTCAGACGCAAGTCGCCGCCTCGCACACCTCGGATACCCATGATCTCGAACTCATGCGTTTCTTTGCGTGAGCTACGGAATACAACAAATTCAGGCTTTGCAGGGGCGGTTGGCGCTTCTTTGGTCTTGAGGGATTTCGCAGAGCGCTTTTCAGTCTTTTCGGTCATTGGTTTTTCCCGACAAAAAAAGGGGGCTGGATTACCAGCCCCCGTTCTGCCATTCGGCGGGTAGAGGTGTCGTCCTCGCTTACGCGGAGATCTTCGACCAGTTTTTGATGTAGGCGTGGGTCAAGTCCTGCTTGAGCTCCAAGCCACACTCGGTCAGGTACTCGTGCTTGACCAAGTCTTCGTCGTTGTTCTGGCGGTTTTCCAGCAGCGAGGTATCGCGACCTTCGAGGTAGCGGTACTCAAGATCAGGGAAATCAACGACCAGCATGCTGTCACGCATGTGGGAAAGCTGACGGAACTGCGGGTGCAGATGCACCAGCAGGTCGCCTGCGAACGTCTGGTAACGAGTTACGTTGACGCCGTAGGTTCCCTGAACCTGAGTAGGCTGGAAGCGGTTTTTACCGATCTGCTGGAGGTGGTTCGCAACGCGAGGACCGACAAACGCGATCTTCTGGTTGGAGCCGTACTTGAAGATTTCTTCAATCAGCAGCAGGTCGAAGTCGGCCTCGGTGATTACGCCGTTGGTGTAATCAGTGGTGCCGTCTTTCACGGTAGAGATGCTTTCCAGAAGACCCCCGGTGGTGCGCAAAGGCTGAGAGGTCGTGCCACCAACTTCTTGGCGCTTGCCGAAGATCATGGCGCGCTCGATGTCGCTCATGTGGAGCTTCAACGCCTTGGTGCGCTGCTCGTCTTCCTTGTTACCTGTACGCAGGTAAGTAGCGTTCAACGTGTTGGTCACGCTGAATGCGGTACGGAAGATTTGCGTGTAGTTGTATTCGACGCTTGCATCGAACGAGATAGGGGTCGGGGTGGTGTCGCCTTCAGACGCCGCATGACCAGCGATGAAGAGAACGTCGCCAGCCGCTACGTCTTGAGCCGTCTGGTTTTCACCGACATTACGAACAACCGTCAGGTCGTTGGTAGGGGTCGTTACCGTGTTGATAACTGCCGTCGTCGGAGAGGCCAGCGTGACACGCATCACCTCGCCAGTGCTGGCACTTACCAGAATGGTCCCCGGAACTACGAACTTGTTGTCGTCACCGAAAATATCGAACGAAGCCGCGCTAACAGACGCAATCGTATTCACGGTCACACGACGCTCGGGCAGAGCATCGCGAAAATTCTTATACTGAGGATCATTGGTTGAAGAAGA